TAGATTCATTACGCAACCTCATTGGAACAGACATAGCGATCTCGCGCTTCTTGAGTGCGTTCTATGGCGATGGTGCTACTCCAAGCAGTGTTCTAGAAACAGACCAGCAACTCACTGAGCAACAGGCACAAGTCCTGCGTGACACTTGGGTGGACACGCACTATAAACAGCGCAGACCAGCAGTTTTGACAGGCGGATTGAAGTGGAGGCCTATCCAAACAAGCGCAACAGACATGGATACCATCAACCATCGTGAACAAATCGTTCGTGAAATCGCTAGAGCGTACCGTGTCCCATCACATCTTTTAGGTGCAGTTGGAGGCAACAACGAAACCTATCAAAATGTTGAAAGTGCTGGAATCACATTCGTTAGACACACACTGCTTCCTTGGATGCGACGCCTAGAGGACACCTTCAATGAGTTGCTTCCTGCTGGACAGCAATGCCATTTCAATGCAGATGAGTTCCTCAGAGCAGATCTAGCAACTCGCGTCCGTGCGGCCGTCGGCCAAATCCAAGCAGGCATGCTCACGCCAAACGAAGCACGCGACATTGAAAACCGTGAGCCGTATGAAGGCGGAGATAGGTTTGTACTCAACCTTCCGGGCGCACCAATGGCAGGAACGCCAGATCTACCATTCCTTGGAACGGATGCAGTTCAGTGAATCCAGTGTTTACTTCAGAAACACAAAAGTTGATTCAATTAGATACAAACACAGTTGCTATCGGCACAAGAGCAAAAGTCAATTTGACTCCTCCTGAATACATGCGAGAGGCCGCTAGGCGTGGAATCAAATTGCATGAAGAAGGCAAGTCAGGGGATGGCGTAGTTGCGCAGACAGTTGAAGATGCACGCAAGATGGCATCAGGAACTGTCACTGAAGAGAAATGGAAGAAGATTGCGCCTTGGATAGCACGCCACCTGTCAGACTTAGACAATGTTGAAGAAGGTGAAGTAACTGCTGGAGTAGTTGCTCATCTGTTATGGGGAAGCAACGGAACCAAGGCCGGCGCAAAAAAGACAATGAATTATGCACAAAGCATCAGTGACCAACTGGAGAACGAAATGAATAACGCAACTGACGATAGGGCAATCATGGTTGATGATCAAATGTCAATGGTTGATGACTACAACATGCAGGACGCAGTTGAAGAAGAGATGTCTGGAGAGACAGACGACTTGGAAGTATGCCTTGAAGCCACAGTCACAATCCCTGCATCGTGGGTTGTCGCGGTAAACGGGAATAGAAACATTGCCTACTCAAATATAGAATTGCGTGCAATGCCAGAAGGAAGCACCCTTGTTGGTTATGCGGCCGTGTTTGACAGTCCATCTGAACCACTGCCTTGGACAGAGTATGTGCGTCGTGGTGCTTTCCGTAAAACGATCAACGATGGCGCAGATGTGCGTTTATTGATCGACCATGAAGGCGTTCCGCTAGCCAGAACAAAATCTGGCACTTTGACCTTAGAAGAAGATGAAATCGGATTGCGTGTAGAAGCACAACTTGATGAAGCAAACCCTGACGCTGCACGAGTTATCTCTGCGCTGAAGCGTGGAGATCTTTCACAAATGAGTTTCGCCTTCAGAACGGTAAAAGATGCATGGAGTGAAAACCGCACTATCCGTGATTTGAAGGAAGTTCAACTCTTTGATGTATCGGTAGTTACCTATCCTGCATATGAAGAAACAGTTGCAGAGTTGCGTCGTGCAAATCACACAACTCCTGATACTGTCAAGACTGCTACTCCGATGACGCTACGGAAACGGCAAATACAACTGCGTCAAATGCAAGCCGAGCAGGACTAGCCGACACTGTCACTAGACAACTCACTTGGGCGAATACACACACAAACATCACTCAAACTGGGAGAACCAAATATGTCCATGTCCGAAAAACTCATTGAGAAGCGCAGTGCGCTCATCGCAGAGGCACAGAAAATTGTTGAGGCCGCTGAGGCTGAAGCACGCGATCTGACCTCAGAAGAAGATAGTGAAATCGCTGTCTCGTTGCGTTCCGCTTCAGAACTTGATGAATCAATCAAGCACCACAAAGAACTTGAAGTCCGTGCTGCAGAAGCTTCTGAACTTCGCAAGGCCATTGGTGGCGCAGTAGTCAAGAGCGAAGTGCGCACCTACTCTTTGCAAGCAGATACATCATTTATCCGTGATGCTTATGCAGCACAGTTCAACAACGACTACATGGCGTCTGAACGCCTCGCACGCCACATGGCAGAAGAGCGCATCGAGCGTCGTGATGTAACCAGCACCAACTTTGCTGGATTAGTTGTTCCGCAATTCCTGACTGACTTGGCCGCGCCGTTTGCCCGTGCTGGTCGCGTAACTGCAGACCTCGCACGCAAGCACCAACTGCCAAACGAAGGCTTGACCATCAGCATTAGCAAAGTGACAACTGGAACCGCAGTTGCATCACAAAGCGAAGGCGCAACCGTTCAAGAAACCAACATGGATGACACGAAACTTGATATCACTGTCAAGACCTTCGCAGGTCAGCAGAATGTTTCTCGTCAGGCTCTTGAGCGCGGTACAAACATTGACTCGCTTGTGATGGCAGACCTCGTGTCCGCTTACCACACGACTTTGAATACCAATGTTGTTGCTGAACTCCTTGCATCTGCTGGACAGACGGTTACCTACACCGATGCATCGCCAACCGTTGCAGAGTTGTATCCGAAGTTGGTTGACGCAATTCAGAAGGTACAAACCACCTTCTTTGCAGGGCCAAACGTCATCATCATGCATCCTCGCCGTCTTGGAATGATCTTGGCTGCAGTAGACGATCAGAAGCGTCCTCTCGCAGTGCCAACACCTTCAAGTTCGGGTCAGCCTGCATACGCTTACGGAAGCGGAGCACCTTTGTACGGCAACAGTGGTTACAGCATCCTTGGATTGCCTGTTTTCACTGACGCAACCATCAGCATCGTTCAAGGTGCTGGCACTGATCAGGACACTATCTACATCGGCAACTCGCAAGAATTGCACTTGTGGGAACAGGGTTCTGGTGAGCCAATGATGCTTCGCTTTGAACAGCCGAAGGCCGCCGAACTTGATGTCACCATGATTGTTTATGGTTACTCGGCATTCACTGCCAACCGCTATCCCAATGCATGGGCGCAAATCAATGGAACAGGTTTGGTCACCCCGACCTTCTGATTCATGTAATGTTTGGGGAGGGCATACCTTTGAACCGTATGCCCTCCCTTTACCTTTGGAGACACGATGAACAAGAACATTCAAGCATTACTCCATGAGCGTGCTGGATACGCATCTCGCAACCTTCCTGCACGCATCAAAGCAGTTGATGACGCCTTGCGTGAACTCGGCTTTGAACACAAACTGATGACAAAAGAAACTGCAACAGCAGAACCACAAGAAGAGCGTGCCTCTATCGCGCCACCGGCCAAACGCAAAAAGGCGTAATTGTGTCAATCACCAATGGCTACTGCACATTGGCTGAAGTCAAAGCAGCATTACGCTTGACAGATTCCACTGATGACACCTTGATTGAGAACGCTATTGAAGGCGCATCAAGGCGCATAGATGGCTATTGCGGAAGATGGTTTTACAAGACTTCTTCTACTGCAGTAAAGTTGTTTGCCGTTGATATCTACGATGTTGCGGTCAGGGACATAGCCAACGCAACAGTTACTGTCAAAACAGATAACAATGGCGATGGAACATTTGAAACAACATGGACACAGAATGTTGACTACCAACTTCAGCCAACCGATGTAGTTATTACAGGAGAACCGTACAGACGCATCGTTGCTGTCGGCGGTAAAACATTCCCAATCACGCTCACCCCAAGCATGCCACAGGTTGAAGTCACGGCCTTTTGGGGATGGAATGCAGTGCCTACAGACATCCGCGAAGCCTGCGTCCTGCTGTCAATGCGAGGCTTTGCACGGCTAAATGCAGCACTCGGCGTTGTTGGCTTTGCTGATATGGCCGTCCAAGTGCGTGCAGTAGATCCTGATGTGCGTGACTTGTTGAACCCATACAGGATTGTTGGCATTGCGTAATGGCCGCATCAGTTCTAGCAGTAGCAGACGCAATCAAAACCAAACTGGCAACCGTCAGCGGTCTGCGAACCTACTCTTACCAACCAGAGCAACTCAACCCTCCTCTCGCCTATCCAGAACTGAACCAAGTGAACTATCACCGTTCAATGGGCCTCGGAGATGTTGTGATGGACTGGACAGTGCATGTCATTGTTGGCAGATACACAGATCGCACAGCACACGCAAACCTTGACGCATATTTGAACGCATCAGGCGCAACAAGTATCCGCGCTGCACTAGAGGCCGACGCAACACTCGGTGGAGTGGTACAGGCAGTGTTATTGTCATCAGCAGCAGATGTCACGAGTCTTTCAGAAGCAGATGCACAGTTCTTAGAAATTCAATACCAACTCACAGTTCATGCATAAAGGAGAACTGACATGGCGCAATACAAAGTCCTCAGCGAAAACTGCACACTCGGCAAACTAAATGAAACCGTCAGCATTGATGAAGCTTCTGGCTTGAATGTTGAAGCGTTGATTGATGGTGGACATAT